AGTCTCAATGACATAACTGTACCAAGTCAACACCATATGAATGGTGTTGAACTTGCTGGTGTTCTTGTCACCAGAAAAGAGAGTTCCAAGAACAAGGCGGAAAATGTGATGAATCCAGCGAACAACATGGCCGGCGGTGTATCGGGCATTCCAAGCGATAAGGGTCTTAAGGAGATCATACTGGGGGTGAGATTCATCGATAAGAGAGAAGATCATAGAGCTGATCATGACGAGTTCATGCCATGGGAATGATTGATCCTTGTTTTTAACATCCCCTGATCCATATGTACCACTGACCCCGGAAAAGACACGGGCCCACTCGGCAAAATCCTTGTTTCCTCCATACGCCCAGGGGAAACCAACAAAGTTAGGTCCGTTGTTGGCTGTAGCAAAATGGAGCGGTTCAAACAAGATTGATGCAATGAGGTACTGCACGAGTGGGACAACAAAGAAAATTCGGACTTTCTCTTTGTCGAATTCAGAGGGATCGAAGTCGAAAAGATCGCTGCCCAGCTTCCCCTCAACTTTGACATTAGTTTTAGAGATAGGGATAGGGAGAAGCCAAATGGGACAAGATCCAGGATGAGCAGCAAGGTATGAAAGTATCTTGCGGATACAATCCGACAAGATAAGGGCTGCTGCGGAGAGTTGTTCACCTTTTGTTCCGTTGGCAGAGTGAACAAACTTAACGCCATCATGTTCGAAAAGCACATCAGGGATGACGTTAAGGTGTCCGGCGGCTTTCATCTTTTCAACTTTCATGGAAAGGAAGTTCTCGTAATCAAAGGAGAAAGAACTCATATTTGTAACACGGAGTCCAATGGCGCGGCAGGTAGCGAGAAAGGCACGAGCGAGAACTGTGTTGGATGGAGCCTCACGGGCATAGGACTCCATCGTGCGGCTGATACTACTCATAGCCTTGTAGTATCCAGCAACACCGGCTCCGGTGAGCCACATCGCGGCGGCACCACGACTGACTTCACCGGCAGAGAGTTGGTCGGCTTTTTGCATGGCCTCCAAAAACCAACCCTGCTGGCTGTCAAACTTGGGAAACCAGTCTCCACACACAGGCAGAGGTGAGATGGAGACATCCATATTGTTGAACTCAGGATACCCTCGAGGAATAGCGGCGGCACAGACAATTCGGAATAGTCCATAATCCTTGAGGGGGTCTTCCCTAGGCACAACTTGATGGGCCTTGGTCTTCAGTCGCACACACGACATATGGCGAAAGACCATACACAATGCATGCAATTGAGCAAGGAGACCATCAGAAAGGGCCATGTCCTGGTCCCAGTAGATATCAGAAGAACCTGGGCCAGTGACAGTAACGCGAAACCCTTTCTCCGTCTTAGCCACATTAAAACGGAAGTATTCTGCATGAGATTTCATATCTTCTCCATACATCTTCAAACAGAATGCCTTAACAGCAGTCGCAACAGATTTTAACGCACCCACTTTTAAAACCAAAAAATCCCCAATCCTGA